GGTGAATTCATTAGGGGAGTTGTAGACTCTGAAACCTACTCAACTATAAAGACAATCTATGGAATAAAATCATGATTATATTAAGCAGGCGCGACACAGAATACCATATTCAAGACGTAATGGTGACGCTTCAGGACGGGGCAACAATCTATGAGGCAGCGGAGGCTATACGATGTTTCTTGCTGGCGTGTGGTTATCATTATGAATTGGTATACGAAATATTACCGGAAGAGTGATTTTATAGAGACTATATAGGCGATTTCGTGCTGTCGTCTATATAGTGATGATTACACTTTATTGCGGGTAGTTTATTGATTGTTTTACACTTTGTTGCACGTTATAGACGTTAGAGGCTTTAAAGTCTAAAGAGTAATAACCTTTATCTATTGTTAACGCTTTAACGATACATCGTCTCTATAGAGAGCAGTTTAACGACACGCTAAAAAGCTGTCAAGGAGTTTATTTTGATTATATGTTATTTAGGGCGTTTTTGTATTATGGCGGGACTTAAAAACGGTTTTGGTGTGTACCTTTGCAGCCAGGAATCGGTGTTTTTTGATGTGTATGGTGACGATCCTGATGACGTTGAATCGACTATAACAACGGGTTACTGTCTAATGTTACCTTTCTGTCATGTCACTATCCAATGGGAGCGTAGATAATGCCATTTATTGAGACACATATAGAGTGCGCTGGTTGTGGTAGCAGTGACGGTAGAGCTTTAAACGATGACGGGAGCAGTTATTGTTTTGTCTGTAATAAGTATTCTAAGCCAGAAGGTGTAGACTACGTGCGCCAGACCTCGCCAGAGGCTGCTGTGAGGCTCTCTGAGCGATTTACTGACTTTGATAGTACTAGACTACTGCTTCAGACTAGAAAGGCGCAGGCGATCCCACAGAGGGGTTTAACGACAGCAACGTGTGAACGCTACAGTTGTATCGTTGACGGTGATCGAGTGGTGTATGGATACTATGCGCCGACAGATCAACATAATCCTGTAGCGGCTAAGATTCGATTACCTGACAAGCGTTTTACAACAGCTGGGCAGTGGGCTGAGGGTGGCCTATATGGTCAGCAACTATTCCCAAGCGGTGGCAGATACATAACCATCACAGAAGGTGAATTTGACGCCATGAGCGCGTATCAGATGCAAGGGAGTAAATATCCTTGTGTCAGCGTACGCAACGGTGCTGGCGGTGCTCTGAAAGACTGCAAAGCCGCTTACGAATGGCTCGACAGCTTTGACACTGTCGTCATATGCTTTGACAGTGACGAGCCAGGTACTAAAGCAGCGTCTCAGGTGGCACAGTTGTTCGGTGGTAAGTCTAAAGTGGTTAAGCACTTAACAGGCTACAAAGACCCGAGCGACTACCTGCAAGCCGGTAAGTCGGAGTTGTTTAATCAGGCGTGGTGGGCGGCAGAGCAATACATTCCAGATGGTATCATCAATGCGGAGACGTTATGGGATGATGTAAACCTCCCGATGGAGGACGCTGACGTCATGTACCCGTGGCCGGGTGTTAACGTGATGACGTACGGGATTAGAATGGCTGAGATGGTGACGATTACAGCAGGCAGTGGACTAGGTAAGAGTCAGTTCGTCAGGGAGATAGTTTACTTTGTCCTGAAGCATACTGAGTGCAACGTTGGCTTGTTGTTTTTGGAAGAGTCTACGCGAAAGACTGCGTTGTCGCTGATGTCTCTAGCAGTGGACAAGACTCTGCACCTACCAACGACAGTTAGCACTGAGGCAGAGAGGAAGCAAGCCTTTGATGACACTATCGGCACTGGCAGAGTGTTTATGTTTGACCATTTTGGCTCAACAGATATTGACAACGTAATATCACGTGTGCGATACATGGCTAAGGCGCTTGATTGCAAGTATATTATGCTAGATCATGTGTCGATAGTGGTCAGCGCACAAGCCGCTGGAGACGAACGTAAGGCGATAGATGAGATAATGACAAAGCTCAGGATGCTAGTGCAGGAGACAAAGATAGCGTTGTTTGTTGTCTCCCATCTACGCAGACCAGAAGGTAAAGGGCATGAGGAGGGCAGCAACACTAGCCTGAGTCAGTTGCGCGGCAGTGCCAGCATAGCCCAGCTCAGTGATATTGTTCTAGGCTTAGAACGGAACGGACAAGCTGAAGACGCTACAGACAGGAATAAGACTAAGGTGCGAGTGCTTAAGAATAGATTCAGTGGTGAGACAGGTCTATGTAGTACGTTGTTTTATAACAATGTTACTGGACGAATGAACGAAATCCATGAATGAGGAGATTATGATGAGTTTAAAACAAGCGCAGGAAAAGTACGACAACATGCTACCAGATGATGACGAAGACCGTGAGCACCGCTATCACGGTGAGATATTCGTTCAAGGTATAGCATTCAACTACGATGATGGTGATCTGTATGAGATTGTAGTACCGCCAGAGCTGTGGCCTCTGACACTATCAGAGCAGGATGTATATTTAGCTCAAGCAGACGCTGAAGCTCACGCGACATGGACTAAATCTGAAGAGGAGAGACGATATAATGACTACTAACACTAAGCAATATGATCGTTACGCGTCAATGGTAAAGACCCAACGCAAGCAGCAGTACCAACATCGTGTGCGCTACACAGACCCAGGTACAGGGCAAGAGATGTACACAGGTCTTTGCCGTGATCTAAATGACGCTATGTTAAAAGCATCCTTCCTGTCCGGCATAGTGGTTGATGACGATGACGGTGCTGCATGATCTTAATTGTACTGATGGTGATAACACTGGTGTGGCTTATGATAGACAAGGAAGAATAGTATGAGGTGTATTAGCTGCAACAATCTGTTGAGTGATTATGAAACAACCCGCAAATATCGCAGTACGGGTGTGTTTTTAGACCTGTGTGTTAGCTGTGGTAGTTACGTATCAGAGATTGAGATTGATGCTAGAAGAGACCTAAAGTGGCTTATTGATGACGTACAATGTCAGGAGGAAACGTGATGGCAAAGCTGAAGGATTATTTAATTGGTATAGATTCAGAGAAGGTAGAGGCACGTAATTCAGCGCCCAGCTGGAGGTCTGCAAAGTACGAGAATGCACTGCTGACATACTTGGAGTTGATAGAATATGAAAACGCTGATGATAGATATAGAGACGAATATGACGCACGATACGATATGGTGCGTGGTAGTCCAGGACGTTGACACTAAGCAGCTTCATAGCTTCACTGAACCGTCTCCATTAAGGAAACTGTTGGAGAGCTATGACTCTGTAGCTGGACACAACATCATAGGCTTTGACGCTCCAGTCTTGCAGAGGGTATGGGGTATTAACCTGTCTAGCAAGATGCACATTGATACGTTATTGCTCTCTAGGCTATACAATCCTAGCAGAGACGGTGGACACTCGTTGGCCTCATGGGGTGCTCAGTTTGGGTTTGCTAAAGGAGACTTCACAGACTTTGACGGGGGGCTGACGCCCCAGATGCTGGAGTATTGCCAGCGTGATGTCGAGCTGACAACGATGGTGTTCCATTGGCTTGTCGTTAACATGAATAAAGAAGGCTTTAGCGGCAATTGCAGAGAACTGGAACACGCTGTAGCTAAGATCACAACGCAGCAGGAACGCACAGGGTTTAAGCTGGATGTGGGTAATGCAAATGCATTGTATGCTCAACTCTGCTCTAAGATGATTGGTATAGAGAAGCAGTTGCAAGCAGTGTTCCCACCGATTGTAGAGCAGCGAGTGAGTGAGAAGACTGGAAAGCCTCTGAAGGATAAGGTGACAGTGTTTAATCCTGGTAGCCGTCAGCAGATAGCACAGAGACTGATAGCACTCGGAGCTAAGTTTGATAAGCAGACTGAGAAGGGTAACGACATCGTTGATGAGACAGTGCTGGACGGTATCGACATACCAGAGGCTAAGTTGATTCAAGAGTATTTGATGTTGCAGAAGAGAACAACACAGATTGATAGCTGGCTCAAGGCCGTAAGAGACACCGGCAGAGTGCATGGTAGAGTGATTAGTAACGGTGCTGTCACGGGTAGGATGACACATAGTACACCCAACATGGCACAGATACCCTCAGTAGGTGCGCTGTACGGTACAGAGTGCAGAGCCTTATGGATCGTTGACGAAGGTAAGAAGTTGGTTGGTATAGACGCTAGTGGCCTTGAGTTGAGGATGCTTGCACATTACATGGGTGATGATGACTATACCGCTGA